AAGCCTCTATTCGTGTTTGGGATTAATTCGTCAATAGCGTGTTGCATTATTTCGGTTCCAAAAAATTGCAACGCTTTGCGCGGAGATATTCCCCAACGCTCGTCAATAATTTCTTTTTCATCACCAATAGCATTCTCTTCGTCAATTCCTACCTGAATATCATTAAAATTAAACAGCTCCCTGACGGCTTTTTTCAAGGGCTCTGCAAAAGATAATTTCTTAAATCCCCGAGTAGCCACTAAATATTTTGCCAACACATCTTTACCACTCCTTTTAGCACCACATATAGCTATGATATTTGACATATTATGTATATATAATATATAAGTATATTATTTCATATAACAAAATCAATTTTTAACATAATACAAATAAAAATAAAAATTGACATTTAAGAATTAATTAATTATAATTAACTAACGCACATTTGTCATATAATGTTTTCATCAAATAACTGCTGGGATATTATGGATACCTATTTTTTAAAGGGGGGGTCGCGAGAATCATCAAACCCTCTTGTTAAACACCAAATAGACAGTTATAATAAGTTTGTAGATAATACACTCGGACAAATTATTGCCGGCTTCAATCCTATCAAAGTCAAGGTAACAAATCCCAAGAGTGATTTATCAATCAACGACAATAACTATAAAATATCCATTAATATTCTTCAGCCGAGTATCACGAAACCCAGTTATCAAATGGGCGATGGAACGCATAATATTATGACACCGTATATTGCCAGAATGAATAATATGTCATATTCTAGCGGTATCTATGTCAACGTCCATATTGTTACAGAATACACTAATAAAAATGGGATGATTGAGAAGTTTGACAAAACCGTTAATAATATTTACATCGGCAAAATCCCTATTATGGTCCGCTCCAAGCTATGTGTTCTCAGTCAAATGCAAGGAATCTGCGAAGAGAATAACAGCGAATGTATCTATGATTTCGGCGGCTACTTTATTATTAATGGAAATGAAAAGGTCCTTATTTCGCAAGACAGGATTAATGAAAACAAGACGCTCGTATTTCATCCTAACAATAATAGCGAAGGGTTATATGCCGAGATTCGTTCTGTCTGCAATTCGTCGTATCTTCCTCCAAAGACAACTTGTCTGAATATGAGCGGTAAATTAAATCATATGGGACGTATCATTCGTATCAATACATCGTTTCTTAGGTCAGAGGTTCCTGTGTTTGTAATGTTTCGGGCTCTCGGTATTCTCAGCGACAAAGAGATTATTCACCACATTGTATATGATACGACGAAGGAAGAGAATAAAAGAGTCATTGCCGAATTGATGGCTTGTTGCGAGGATGCTTGTGATATAAAGACGCAAGAACAGGCTGAATGCGTCCTTATTAAGATTATGAACGGCTCCAACAAGAACAATGAGCATTCAGTAAATAAGACGCTTTTGCACAATAATTTGTTGAACGATTTTCTCCCGCACGTTGGCAAGAGTTATAGGAGAAAGGCGTTATATATCGGCTATATTATTCGCAAAATGATTCGCATTTATCTCGGCTACGATACATATGATAATCGCGATTCGTATATTAACAAGCGCGTAGATACTCCGGGAGTTTTGATGAGTAATTTGTTTCGCCAGTGTTATGGCAAATTGACGAAGGAGTTGAAAGTAGCTATTGAGAAGGAGCTTAGTATGTGGCGCGGCAATTCAAATACACCGCTTTCAAATATTATCTCGGATATTAGCATTCACCGGTTTTTCAAGCAATCTCTGTTGGAATCGTGGATTAAATACTCCTTCTCAACAGGCAATTGGGGTATCAAAAGTATCGGCAGTTTTCAGAATATTAAGCAGGGAGTTTCGCAAGTTCTAAATCGTATGTCTTATGCGAGCACCTTGTCTCATATGAGGCGTATTAATACTGCTATGGAAAAGAATGGAAAGCTCGTACAGCCGAGAAAGTTGGATAATTCGCAGATTGGTATGATTTGTCCTGCAGAAACGCCAGAAGGCAGTTCGGTAGGATTAGTGAAAAATATGGCACTTAGCACAAATGTATCAATTGCTATGAATAGCTATCATATCAGAAAAGTTCTTGAAGAATTGGGTGTAGTTATGTATGACGACACCTATAAATCAGGAGATAAGCCAGGAGATAATTTGGAAAAATCGGCAATTAATTTCCTAAAAAATATGGGAAATAGCTCAAATGTTTATATTATGGTGAATGGCGATATTATCGGTTATTATGATAAACCTATTGAGCTCTATAAAACACTGAAACACTATAAGAGGTCAAGTATCATTCATCCGATGACATCAGTTGTTTGGAATATTCAAAAATCAAACATTATTATCAGTACGGAGGCGGGGCGTATGTATAGACCGCTCTTTATTGTAGATTATGACTCTAAATTGAAAAAGAGCATATTGCGAATTGAAAAGATTTTAAAAAGAAAAAATATGAAATGGGAGGATTATATCAAGGATAAAAACTTTGACTATTTCATATCTCCCAACGAACCCTATGTTCCCCGCGAAGCTGGAGAGTCTTACGAGAAGGCTCGCAACGATGATGACGGCAATAGCGACGAGAGCTATTTGGAAGAAGAAGGATTTCTTGAATATATGGATTGTGATGAAATTAATACGGCGATGATTGCGACATTCCCTGCCGATTTGGATGAAGGAATTAAGGGAACGGCTCTTCCTCCCTGTTATACGCATTGCGAGATTCATCCAAGCTTAATGAATGGTATTCTTGGAGCTAATATTCCATTCAGCGACCATAATCAATCCCCGAGAAATTGCTATCAGTGTGCTATGGGCAAACAGGCACTTGGTATTTATGCAAGTAATTTCAACAAACGTATTGATACTATGGGGAATATTTTGAATTACCCGCAAAAATCCTTGGTATATACTAAATTATCAAAATATACTATGGCACACAAATTGCCGTCAGGAGTTAATGCTATTGTTGCAATTATGACGCATACTGGATTTAATCAAGAAGATAGTATTATGATTAATCAGTCAGCATTAGACCGCGGTTTATTTACGAGCACTTATTACAAGGCGCTCAGGGATGTTTGCAATAAGAATCATAGCACGGGAGAGGAAGAAATATTTACGAATCCTAATGATAAAACTGAAAAGAAGCCATATTGTTATGATAAGTTGGATGAGAATGGCTTTGTCCCAAAGAATACTTATGTAACCGGAAATGATATTATTGTAGGTAAGGTTATGCCTAAAAAGTGTAATGGTGAGATTTCATATCAAGACAGCAGTCTTACGATGAAAACGAATGATGATGGTTATATTGATATGAATTATAATGGCATAAATAGCGATGGCTACAGGTTTTGCAAAGTGCGTATTCGCAAGAACCGTAAGCCAGAGATTGGCGATAAATGCGCCAGCTGTAGTGCTCAAAAGGGAACTATTGGTATGACATATAAACACCAAGATATGCCATATACTAAGGATGGAATTGTGCCGGATATTATTATGAATCCGCACGCTATCCCTTCGCGTATGACTATCGCACAGCTTATGGAATGTATTATGGGAAAAGCCGGGTGTCATATTGGGGCTTTTGGAGATTCTACGCCATATAACGACTGTACTGTTGAGGATATCGCGAAAGTATTGGAGATGTCTGGAATGGAAAGATATGGTAATGAGATTATGTATAATGGAAGGACAGGAGAACAAATAAGGACGGAAATTTTTATCGGCCCTACATATTACCAGAGGCTGAAACATATGGTAACAGACAAGGTTCATTGTCTTACAGAAGACCATGAAGTTCTTACAAATAATGGATGGAAACAAATTGCCGATATTAGTATCAATGATAAAGTGGCAATATTGAAGAATGACGCACTTGTATATGAAAAACCTGTAGAAATCTATAAATACCCTGACTACAAGGGATATATGTATAATATCTCAAATAATATGGTAGATTTAGATGTTACCATTGGACACCGAATGTATGTAGCGAATGCCGCGGGCACAACATATAATCTTGTAGAGGCTAGTAAAATACAAGGACAGAAAATGAGATATAAAAAGGATTCTTTATGGAACGAGGTAGATTATCAATTGGATATTTCAAATGGCGGCAGCGACAGTAGCGATATCAAGCCTATTAATATGGAGGCATGGTTGTCATTCTTTGGTAAGTGGATTGCGCATAATGGAATTGATAAGGAAAATGCTATGCTTATAAACGAATATGGAAATAATGATAATAATGATATTGTGAAATATATCAATAGATTGGATGATAAATACAATTTCCCGGCGTGGGTATGGAAGTTGAGCTCAATTCAATGCAGGTATCTCGTAAAATCTATGGTATCTGTTAAGAACGATGATATCAAAAACAATTTTGAGAATATGTATTGTACATTAAGCGAGAGTTTGGCTGATGATATGACGCGCCTATTGATTCATGCGGGATGGAGTGGGATTAAATCGCGATTTAATAGATATTGGAAGATTACGATTATTAAAAATAAGAATAAACCGATTGTCGGTGATCCGAATGATAAATCAAATAAGGAGAATATCTATTATTACCAAGGCGCCGTATATTGCCTGAGTGTATCTACTGAGGTATTTATGGTAAGGCGAAATGGCAAATCGGTATGGACTGGTAATTCTCGCGGTTCAAATGGGCCTATTGTTATGCTTACACGACAACCAAGTGAGGGTCGCGCTCGCTCGGGCGGACTTCGTTTAGGAGAGATGGAAAGGGATTGCTTTATCGCACACGGAACATCAAACTTCCTTGCCGAAAGAATGCTTCATGTATCTGATAATTATCGCATCTTTATCTGTAAGAAATGCGGGATGCACGCAAATGTAAATACAGATAAAAATATTTATAGCTGTAAATACTGTAAAAATAACACAGATATTGCACAGGTAAGAATGCCTTATGCTTTCAAATTACTAAATCAAGAATTATACACTATGAATATTATGATGAGATATATTTGTAATTAGAATACGGAATGTATTAGATGAAACTTAATACTCGTGCTTTTAGGTATGATTTATTGTGGAAGGATGGGAGTTGTTAATTTCTTTTAGATTATCTAGAAATTTTTGTGCCTGTACTATATTGTTTAGATGATTGTTTAGACGAGGTGTCTTTAAGTTCGTCTTTTATATCAATTGATCCTTTAATTGGTCCTTCAATTTGTCCTTCAATTTTTTGATTATTTTGTAATGTATAAATTAATACATCACTCATCAATAATGAAAACATCTGAATTGTTATATTACTTTCTCTATTTAAAATTCTTAATCTTGTAGATTGAGTAAAAAAGTTTGCTATATTTGTTAAACTTTTAGTTGTTGTGTTTCTAATTTTTGAATATGTTGATGATTTTTCTTTTTCAATATTTTTTATATATTGTGTAAACATTTTTTCGTCAAATAATATATTTTTTTTGTAACTTTCGTCATTATTAAGCATTGCAACATTAATATTAGCATTTTTAATTGTAATTAAAAACATAATTATATATTTGTTATCAGTAATACTATCTAAATATAACTCTAATATTTTTTGAATTTGGTATTTCATTACTTTATATTTACTAGAAACATTATCACTAATAAAATTATCAACTCTTTCATTGTAGTTTTCTGTATTTTCATCATCATTTTTCACAATATTTTTTTTTATAATTTCTCGTATTTTAGTTATATTTTCTATCATATGTAATAAATTACCAATTAGTATGATTAATGATGATTTTAATTCTTTCTCTAAACTAATTTTAGACATTAACCATAATCCTAATAAAGTAAATACACTCGCGATTGCAATTAATGATCCAAAAGTAGTTACGTTGCCTATAATAGTCGTCCCTAATAATCCTATACCAACAATAGTTATAAATGCTGACGAATATTTAGTAATATTTTCAGCTTTTTCTATATTTATTAGTTTATTGTCGTAGGTATTATAATTATGAATACCATGCTGTTTAAACATTAAAACTATAGCTTCAACTTTTTTCTTTTCTTCTTCATTTAAGGTATCAATATTTTTATATTTTTCTAAAAATATAAAAGCCTCTTCTATTCCACATTCTAATTTTTTTTTTTTAATTTTAGCTTCTTCTTGTTTTTGTTTATTAACAAATATATTAAATAAATTTGAAATTTTAAAATTATTTCCACCACCAATATGTTCTTCGTAATCTGTTATTGTTTCCCTATTATATAAGTGTTTTTTTCTTTTAGATCTACTTTTTGTTTTTATAGTTGCTTTTTTAGGTTGGTCCTTTGTTTTTATAGTTGCTTTTTTAATATTATTTATAATTACTTTAACCATAATATCTATATATTTAATATATAAACATTTAATATATAATTTTATAAAAGATGGCGGATAATCATAAATTGTACAAAGTATTAGATGTTAGCAGAGATGCGAGCGATGATGAAATAAAGAGTGCTTATAAAAAGAAGGCGATGCAGTATCATCCTGATAAAAACAAGGGCGACTCTGAATGCGCTACTAAATTCAAGGAAATATCAAATGCCTATAATATTTTAGGAGATAAGGACAAGAGAGAAAAATATAATGCTTGTGGTGATAATAATTATAATGAAGGTTCTCAGGATAATATGAGAAGCCATCAAGATATTTTTGAAGCATTTTTTAGAGGACACGAACATGGCTTCGGAGATAGTTTTTTCAGTTTTGGAGGCGGCGGTGGAGGTGGAGGCGGTAGAGGTGGAGGCGGTGGAGGTGGAGGCGGTAGAGGGGGGGGAAGAGGCGGGAATAGGCCACAACAGAAGGCCGATTCTATAGAAAGTGTATTTAATTTAACACTTGAAGATATATATGAGGGGTTTAATAAGGATTTAAATATTAAATTGAAGAAATATTGTACGAGCTGTAATGAGGAATGTCCTGATTGTGATGGAAAAGGATTTATACATCGTATCCAAAATATGGGTATAATGCAGACTATATTTCAATCACAGTGTAATAAATGCGGAGGCGAAGGTATAGTGATAAAAGGCAAGTCTAGTTGCAAATTGTGTAGTGGCAAAGGATTTTACAATAAGGACATCAAGGCTACTTTAATTATACCAAAGGGTGTTAATGAAGCTTATAGGACGGCTTTTCCCGAATTGGGAGAGCAACCTAAGACAGATAATGTTAAACCGGGCGATTTAATAATTAGCATAAAAATAGAGGAACACAAGCATTTCAAGAGGAATGGGAATGACCTTCATTATAAGACAGACATATCTTTTATAAACTCTATAATAGGCGAAGTAATTACTATACCATATTTTAAGGATACTATTGAGATAAACACCAAAATACTTGGTGTTATTTCAAATGGCAAAAAATATCTATTGGAAGGCAAAGGATTGCCTATATTAAATACTAATAATAAAGGCAATATGTTCATAGAATTTAATATTAATTACCCGAAAATTAAAAATACCGAAAAGCTTGACGAATTGAAGAAGCTACTTGAAGAAATATTTGTTTAATCGCTCTATATTGCTATGCTATTTTTTTTATTATCTATTGCATATAAGATATTGTATATTGCCGATAGATTTACAGAGGTTCTATCAAAGCCGGCATTTTTAATAAACTTTAGAAGTTCATATGCTTGCTTGTCATTTTCCACAATCTTATTATCATATCTTGTAATAATAAAGATATACTCTTTAGGGTCTGTTATTAAATTTTTGTTAATATAGAAGGATTTTCCAAATGTATCTCGTGATAAATTGTTGTTATTTTGGCCATTATCAGAATCTACGTCGGTATATTTAATATAAACAAAATTGTCTTTTGACAAATCATAATATACGAAGGCAGGAGACATATTATCATTATATTCTGGTTCATCTTGTAAATGAAATATAACATTGCTGAGATTTATATGTTCTCCAAAAACGACATTTGTAGTTTTTGCAACAAAATCGTATTGGAGACAGAAGCTAAAGTTTGATAACGATTTATCTACTATATTTTTTTTTATTAGATATACATTGTATCTATAGGGATATTCCAAGCTGTCATTGATTTCTATGGCTTGTTCTATTTCCTTGCATCTCTTTATTTTACTTGCTTCTCTATAAATAACATCATAATACATAACGACCAAAATAAATATTACGAGGGCTATAAATATTAAAATAATCAAATGCTGATAAACAGACATATTATAAGTATTATTAGTGACCTTAGACAAACTGTATAATATATAATAAGATTGCGCCTCAAAGCCTGATATATATACATTTAATATATTAAACATCTCTTGAAAACTACTGTTTTCTTGTTTTTCTGGATTATTTTCCATTTAATCTACAATAATATAATAAAATTCTTTTTAGATAAATAGCTTTTCGCGATTATTTTTAGCATAGAATATATCATTTATTATATTGATATTATAGTTTTCGTTTTTAGAATATATCTTTGTAAATTTTATCAAATCTTGCGCGGTCTCATCGTGTGGCAGCTTATTATTATTATCATCAACGAGTATATATTTAAATCTGCTTTCGTTTAAGACAGTCGCATCTATATTTGCTATTTTTTCGCTCTTCATCGTTCTTAGATTAAAATAATAAAAAACGAGCTCTTTTTGTGCTTCTATGATTTCGTCGCCATCACCGTAATTTCCGTCGTCGGTTCCGTAATCAATTACAGTTTTGTTCTTCATAAAATCATATGTGATTTTTAATATATATTTGGATGTTGTAGTATCTATTAAATCATTATTGATAATTATAATGTTATATATGAAAGGTTTCTTCATCCTATTATTATTTTCAATAGTATTTATTATTTTGCCACATTTGGATAATTTTTTAGCATCAGTATATATGTTATCCCAATATAACACTATGGATATTATAGATATTATAGCTATGAAAATAAAACTAAATAGCACTTCGTTGTAATTTGTTTTGGTCTCGTTGTATATCTTTTCTAATTGATAATTAAACGAATGGTAGAATAATATTATAAACCGTAGTTTATCTAAATACTTATATATTAATGCCAACATAAACAAGCCAAAAATTATAAATACAGACAATTTAAAAAATGTTATTATATCAAGTCCAAACAATAAACCTATAAATATTAGTAGAAATATTAGTAGAAATATTATCGTATATACGCTGTAACTTTTAATATAATTATCATCAGTATCATAATTAATTTTATATATTATATATAATAATATACCAAGAATACAAAATTTAATAAATAAAGCACCAATAGTATTTTCCGTTTCTTTTACTACATCGTTATTTAATGAATTATAATTAGAATAATGTTCTATATACCCCATTTATTCTATAATAATATTTTTAATTATATACTAATATATATCCCAATGTATTCATAATGTATTATATTAGAGTTTCGTTGCTATATTTATATTAACATCAAATGTCGTTACTGAGTTAGCTATATTTGCCGAAGTTATATCGTTTTCAGAGGTAATTATTGATAAGTTTTTTAAAATATTAGCGTCGGTGGTATGTTCCCTAACTTTCATAACATCTACCATATATGTCTCTTTTTCCTCATAATGCTGTTTAGCTTTATTGTAAAGATTTTTTTCTAATTCCGTTATATATATTCTTTGGGTTTCATAAGGTAATCTTAGAATAGATGCCATATCAAACTTATTTTCAAACTTTTCTTTTTCTTTTTTCTTAAATAGATTAGATGATAGTATAAATAATCGCTGTAAATTTAGAAAGGCGAAGGAATAGAAAGGGGATTCATACATTATTATTTTAAATACTTCAACCAATTCATCAAAAGGCCATAATTTTGTAAGCCACTTAAGAATAAATATATTCTGTAAGAGAAGCCAAAATCCAAAGATTACAAGTATAAGAACAGTTAAACAGCCAAAAGCTATACCATAAAACTTACCTAATGCACTGTTAAAAATAAATTTATCAAATACAAAAACGATAGGCCATAAGACTCCTCCGCCGCCTATTGTATAATGAAAAAGATTATAGATTGGTGGTAAAAAATACCTAATTAATTTATGAATTGTTAAGTTATAACCTATGTATAATAACGCTATTAAACAGAAAAACCAGATATATATAAATATAGCTATTGTTGTAAGTGACACTTTTACTAAACCAAGAGTAGTTATTTTAGCCATTACTTTGCTACCAGTCAATTGTTGGCCATATTTTTTAATATTAAAATCGTCAATATTGTAATTTACCATTTATTCTATTATAATATTTTTAATATCACAAATATATGAATAATATTCCTTTTTTTTCTTTTTATTAATACCATATATATCTATGATATATGTCTTCATTTCTTTGATTATTTTGAGTATAGTATTGCTCGCGTAGCTCGCGTCGCTATCTTCAATAGTTAATTGCGAAAGTATGCTATTTATTTGTTCGTTTAAATTGTATATTTTGTTATTATAGTATATATCAATAATATTGTTTTCAACATCATCAATCACGTCGGCAATCTTCGCGTTAAAATTATATTGTTCCTTTAATAACTCAATATATTCGTGCAGTTCATATAAAAAGCACATAATTACACACAGGGTGCCTGATGTAGATTATGGCGTATTGTTAGAATGAACAAAGTGTCATGTCGTATATCAATTTTTTATAGATAGATATTATTGTATGACATATTTATTATATTATTATTATATAAAAATTGATTTATATGATATAACATATATCATAATAAATATGAGTGCTGTTAAGAAAGTTTGCATTAATTCTTCTAAGAATTATTATATGGGAAACGAGCTATCGCCTCTCCATTATGGATTGTCTGCGGAAGGCTATGATATCAATTCTATAATGGAAGGCTATGATAAAGAATTGTGGATTGTAGATGTCAAAAACAACAAAAAGGTGTGGGTCAAAAACGAAAATCTATCTCGTATTACACATGAAGAACCTGTAATAAATAACATACTTTCTCTATATTGCGATGCTGAAGATATTGAAAGGATTAATCAATTAAAACAAAAATGTGAAAAAGACGGCTCTTATAATTTAAAAGATATAAAGGAGTTTTATAATGTATGCGATGATGATTACGATGATAGTCGCGAAAATGAAGCAGATGAAAGCGGAAAAGAAACCGATTGTTCTGGTGCCGACCAAGAAGAAATCGGTAAAGGAACTGCAGGCGCTACGGGAACTCTAAGTAATGAAGATAAAGAGGATAATATGTCAGAGAAGACTTTGGTATTAAATGGTGCTAAATGTATCGTCGGTGGTAATACTGGAGATGAAAATTATGACGGAGATGTAGACCTAGATGATATTTTGAAAGGAGCTAAAGGAGGAAAAGGAGGAAAAAGCAGAAAAGGAACTTCTTCGGGAACTCAGGTACCTTCGGGAACTGTCGCGAAGACAAAAGGGGCTGCTACGAAGGCTACGAAGGCTACAGAGGAAGGGAAGAAGGCTGATGCAAATTGTGTAGCGAAGGATGGCGAGAAATGCGCTGCGGATGGCGATGATAAGAAGCCTACTGATTATAATATATTTGTTAAGTTTCGCCTGAATGAGCTTAAGGAGATTAGTACAAATAAGAAGGATAACTTTGAGAATGTCAAAATTGAATGGAGAGAACTGAAGAAAAATAAGGGCGAGCTAAAAATTGTTATGGAAAAGGCATATGTGTGGTTAAATCAGGGTAAATAATATAAAATAAAAATTGATTTATTATTTAAATAAATAAGAATAATATAAAGTATATGAATATTATTAAATTGAATAAGCATAATAATATTGTACTAATTGATTGTAGCTACTATATTTTCCACAGATATTTTGCTACTATGCGATGGTATAAGTTTCAAAAAAATTATCCCGAAATTAATGTGGACAAAATTATTGAAAACGAAAACTTTATTAACGCATTTTATAAACATATTGGAAATGATATGAAGAAGATATGTAAAATGTGGAAGACGGCTCCTAACAATATTATTTTGTGCTATGATTGTTTGCGCAGTGATATTTGGAGAAATGATATTTATGATAAGTACAAGGCTACGAGAAGCCAGAAGAACAATTTTAATAAAAACATCTTTAGCATATTTAATGAGTTTGTTAATAAAAAGCTGGAATTAAAAAGCATCTATTCCGACAGATTGGAGGGAGATGACATTGTATATCTTACGCATAAATATCTGAAGCCCAAGATTGCTTCTAAGATTATTATTATAACGAATGACAATGACTTTCTTCAATTGGTAGATAAGAATGTCTTGGTATTTAATATGCAGTTCAAAGAATTGAAAAAGCGCGGATATGATGATGCGAATGTAGATTTGAACTTTAAAGCGATTTATGGAGATAAAAGCGACAATATTCCTAAGATTGGTACTGGAATTACAAAGGATAAGGCAATTGCTATCGCTAAACTCTCTAAAAACGAATTGCATAAATATCTTGTTGATAATAACTGTTTGGATAACTATGAGTTTAATATGAATCTCATATCATTTGAGAAGATACCACAGAAATATATTGATATCTATAACATCAATAACAAGATAGTCCTAGAATAATCCCTGCTATCCCTCCGTGCTTTTATGAAGCACTATTATCTATACTCTCATACACACATAATTATATATTTTTATTTATTTTTATTCATTACATATATAGATATCTCAATAGCCTCTCAATAGCCTCTCAATAGCCTCTCAATAGCCTCTCAATAGCCTCTCAATAGCCTCTCAATAGCCTTTCAATAGCCTTTCAATAGCCTCTCAATGGCCTCTCAATAGCCTCTCAATAGCCTCTCAATGGCCTCTCAATATTTATTATAAAAATACTTAGATTAATAGAGCAGTTATTGAGACACTGGAATAGCTATATTTTTTCAATTTATAATTTGAGTAGCGGAGCGTATCTTTATGTTTTTTCAAAAATTTCAAAAGTTTTTTAGAAATTACAAAATAAATCAAGAGATGTACTCAAATTTTAATTTACAATTTTTATAAATATCTGGTTTCTTTTTAAGTTATCATAATGGTAATACTAATATCTCAATAGCCCGCGTTGGGGGCGGTTTCCCCCATAGGTTTCCCCCATAGGTTTCCCCCATTTGAAATAAAAAAATTGCTATTGTTAGGTAATAATGATAGTGTATAAGTTGATGAAGGATTTGAATGAAGACGAGATATTTAGATGTATAAGGTTGATAAACGCTAATTTTAAAAATAACAGGTTTAATACATATAGCAGCGTTATATATTATGTCGCGGGGAGTGATATCATAGGTTTTATAGGAATTAGTGATAATTATCTTAATCAAATATGTACCAATGTAAATTATAGGAATCGCGGGATAGCCTCTAAAATGATTAGTAGGGTTAAGGAGGAATTGGGGGCGGAGCCAATATATCTGTTTGTAGATAAGAATAAATCTACAACAGAATACCTGGTTAATTTTTATAAAAAAAACGAGTTTATCATAGAGTATGAAAATGATGTTGAATATAAAATGGGATATAAAAATTGATTAATATTATATAATTATATAATACTTACAATACACATAACATATACTAATGGAGAGAATTGAAGAAGAACAAGATATTGATGTATATATTGACGGTTCCTGTATTAACAACGGAAAGATTAATGCTAAGGCTGGCTATGGTGTATTTTTTGAGACAGATGATTGTCGTAATGAGTCTAATGTAGTTCAAGGGAAACAAACGAATAACACGGGAGAGCTAACGGCTATGATAAGGGCTCTTGAAATATTGAAGAAAGAAATTGAAGATAAGCGAAATATCAATATCTATACAGATTCCGAGTATGTTATGAAATGCACGGGTTCTTACGGAGAGAAGCTGGCAAAGAATAACTGGAAAACGAAGGAGGACAAGATTCCCCCGAATTTAAAGCTATTGCAAAAGATTTACGAGCTATATCACGGGAACAAGAAACATATCAAGCTACATCACATCAAGGCACATACTAATCTATCTGATAAACACTCTATTGGCAATAGCCAGGCGGATAGATTGGCAAATTTGGCAGTTAATCCCAATTTTGAAGAGCGCGACGAAGATATATGTGGATTTAAAAATC